AATTCCTTCTGTACATTTTCTAATCTTGTCTGAAGCAATCTGTATGGATTATTTAGCATTCTTTCTTCTTTTCCGCCAACCATCATAATGGTATGCTTCAAAGAATCGACTCTTGGACTGAGCCATTCAATTGTAATCCCTAGAACAAATAATTTGCACACATATTCGATATCAGAACTTTCATCTATTGTATTTACAAGATTAAAAGAAACTTCTTGCAGTTCATCGTCCAATACAATAGAAGAGAAGAGTCTTCTAATTCTTGCATCTCCAAGTACATTGTGTAGTCTCTCGGTGTAAATCTCATAAAAATCATTAGAATTTAATGCTAATTCTTTCGGATCGTCGATCCTGCCCAATGCCCTTGAAAAGATAGTTTCATAAGGAAGTATCATCTCGACCTCCTTTATTTAACAAATAATTCACTTAGAAGATTAAAATCCGAATCAAAGATTTCACTGAGTTTTCTTACTTTTGCGATACTGTCAAGATGACCATTGGCAATCTCTGTAGCAATCATCTGCTCCAGGATGGTTCTTGTGGCTTCTGGCAGCTCTTTGATTTCCATTTCCATCTGTCTTGTAGGCATATCAAGAATTTTGAGCAAATCATTTCTTGTATACATTTTCTCATATACTTTTTTTACAGTAGGAAAATCTTCCAGTAAATCGTCATCCAGGATAACAAATCTTGGTAAGAATACATGGTCTGAACCTTTTCTAATCAAAGAAACAAGGTCACGATAATTGATTTCGCAATCATATCCATAATCTTTGAATTCATAAACATTTCCAGATTGAGACGTGATGTTTAATCCACCATAACATACTGACCGACACAGAATATAATCTGAATCGGTAAATACCTTTTTCTCTTTTTCGATTTTTTCTTCAATTGGTTTTTCAGTAATAACCGGTTCTTCTACGGTTGTTTTTGTCTCAACTTTAGTAGCTACTTTTCTAGTTGCAGTAGCGGTTTCCTTTTTTGCTCGTGCTGTCGGCATGGCTTTCCCTCCATTAAAAAATAGAAGAGTAGCGGTTAAACTACTCCTCTAATATATTTTTTATCACTTAGATTAGTCGGTAATGGTCCATGAACCAAAGTAACGACCAATTCTTGTAGATACTCCAAGCTCTCTCTGAACTTCATATTTCATGATATCAGCGATGTTACTATTAGCTGTTCCACGATCTGTGATTTCCTCGATAAGAGTCTCACCAACATCAACCATATCAACAAGTTTGTTGTCACCAGTTGCAAATACGAAAAGAGTGTCATCCTTGTACATAGACTTAGTTACATCGTTTCTTGCAAATCTCTGTGGAATTTCAACAAGCGTGTAACGTCCGTAATTTCCAAGGCGACCCATCTTTGCAATATCTTCTTTCTGAGAATCAGCAACCCATTTAACATCGATAAGGTTTTCAAGCTCCTGAAGTGCAACCATTGTTCCCATAATCACTACATCTGCATTATCATTTGCAACAGATACATTTTGAAGAATCTTATTGAATTTCTTTCTGTTTGTTGTGTTGAGAGCACCTGTCTGTACGAACTCAGATTGTGCAGGAAGTTTCTTTGGTGCTTCAAGGATCTCAGCAAAGATAAGCTCTTGAATCTTTACAACAAATGCTTTAGTGATAGCGTCTACAAGTTTTGTCCAATCCTCTTGTCCAATAAGATATCTATCAATATCAGCACCCACAGCAGCACCGTAAACATCAGTCTCTACAGAATAGGTTGTGTTCTCTGGTAATCTCTGAAGCATTGTGTCGTGATGTCTCTTGCCCATTCTTGCTATAGAAAGAATTACTTCCTCATGCTCGTTAACGAAGAGGTTAGTATCTCCATCTTTAAGATTTCTGTAATTAACAAGTGCATTGAACCACTCATTTTCTTTAAGTCCTGTAGAAACTGTCCAATCGGTTACTTCTTCAATTACATCGAAATACTGACGACCATAATCTCTGTAAGCACGTTCTCTTTCTCTGCGAGAAGAATCTTTGGTAAGACCGAAAATTTTGAGAGATACTTCACGAAGTTTGTCTTCCGCCTCTCTCTTAGAAATTCCATCGTCGAGTTCATTTTTATATAAATCGAACATTAAGTTCTTTACTTCTTCATAAGAAGTTTTCATTTCATCGAATACATTAAGTACATGTGCGCTAAAATTCATCTTATTCATTGCTTATTCCTCCCTTCTTTATAGTTCTGAAACTTTGTGTTTCTGACTTCCAGCTTCAACAGTTACTTTCTTACCAGCTACAGGTGTTCCGTCAAATGCATCTTCACTAAGCTCATAAACGTCTGTTACTGTAAGTACAAGTCCTCTAACTGTTTTTGTTCTCTCGGCTGTTGCTTTGTTGAAGAAGTTAGATGTCTTTGTAAACTCACTGTTGTATGTTTCAGCGATTTCTGGAACTTCGTAGATAAGAATTGCTGGTGCATTCACATCAACTTTTTTAACCTCTACATACCAGTTTCCGTTTGCAGCCTGTTCAAGAATTTCTCCCTCAAATCCTGCTGGGGCATCAGCAACTTCATACTGATCAAAGCTTACGTAAGCTCCTTTTCCGCAAACTGTTCCGTTATCAGTATCTTTTTTGATAACCATATTTAGTACTCTTCCAACTTTGTCTGAAAGGACTTTAGTTGGGAACGCAACGTGATGCTGCTCAATAGACATACGAATTGCCATAGTATTTATCCTCCTGTTTTTTGCATAATAAAAAGACCGCCATTATGACGATCCTTAAAGTTAAAAGTTATTTTGTTTATTTATTTTTCTTCTTCAGCAAACAGTTTTCCATATCTGCTAGGTTTCGAAGCTTTTTTATTTACATTTACAAATTGTTTCTTTGATGTAGCTGTCTTTTCTTCGTTATTAGAAAGTGCGAAGTTACCATGTTCAGAAACATAATCTGAATGAAGAACTTTAATTTCTGTCTCAAGATCAGTGAGAGAGTAGTTATCCATTTCAGAAACAAGTTTTTCATAATCCTTATTTACAAACTTTCCTTCTTCATCTTTCTGTGCAAGAATTTCATATTTTTCAGAATCAAGAATTGCTTTTTTCTGCTCACGAAGTTCGTTTAACTCAATTTCTTCTTTAAATGCTTTTAATTCTGCATAGTTTGAACGCATTTCTTCGATAGAAATCTTCTCTGACTCAGTAAGAAGCATTGCAAACATTTCTGTTCTCTCTCCAGCAAGTGCAATATTATCTTCATCTCTTGTATAAGATTGTTTATAATATTTGTCGCTGTCCCAATCCTGCATAATAAAATACTCATCATACACCTGAGACACATAACACCATTCAGAATCATTTCTATAAATAGAACATAATGCATTTAATGCATATCTAATATCTTCGAAGGAAATATCGAATAACTTATTGAATAGCTCATCTTTTGAAAAACTTTCTGTTTCAGATTCTGATGCAGTAGTATCTTCGGTTTCCTCTTCGGCAACCTCCTGAGTTTCCTCTACTTCTTCAGTGGTTTTAGTTTCTTCTTCGGAGGTTTCCACAACTGTTTCCTCAGATTCTTCTTCTGTGGTAGTCACTTCCTCTTCAGACTCTTCTGTTTCAGTTACTTCCTCAGTTTCAGTAACTTCCTCTTCAAAGTGTTCCTTATTCAATTCGGTTCCTCCTTTCGTATTTTTTTCTTTTATTTCAAAGCTCTCAAGAATACTTGTTAATTTCTCAAGAGTTTCTACCAATTTATCATTTGAAAATGTCTCAATTGCATTTTTATCAACTGCAAAATCTTCAATCTTAAAATTGCTTCCAGCCATTCCAGGGTTAACATCCTTAGAAAGCAGTGTCAAACCTGACACATAAAAATCATCGAGTACTAAAGTTCCATTCTTGGCATTAAAACTTAATTCTCTGATGCTTAATTCAATAGAACAGTCTACAGTTCCACGTCTATTTAAAATATCAATTGCATCTTGACAGTATTCATCATACAAATACCCATGCAGCACAGCACGATTTACTTTTGCTTTTTCATCATATTCGACAGACGTTTTACTTCCATCAATTACACCAATTGGTTGTTCTTCATAAACAACTTTGTCATTTCCGTCTTTGTCGGAAGTTACATAATAATCATGTGATCCGAAATCAAGTTCATCATCTGAATTTGTTGTTATGTGAGCTAAAATAGGTCTGAAATTTGCCGATGGGACATTTTCATTAAATGATTCTTCTGATATTTCTGACATGTTAAGATTTACATGGTCATGAAATGCTCTACTTACAAAAGGAGTAAGTCCTTCTTTGTGCTTATCTTCATTTTCACTTTCCTTTTCAAAATTACCGTTCATACGAACCATCAATTCTTTTCCTGATTCATCACTACTAAAATGTGAAAAATTGTTTTTTAAACAAAAAGAATATAGTTCGTCAACAGACATAATTTTTCTTTTTTTTCTTCTAGGCATTATTTAGCGATTCCTCCTTTCCTTAAATATTAGGTATAAAAAATACCACTCAAGAAATAGAAGAGTGGCTAAAAAGTAAGTATATTGCTATACTGTATTTTTGATTTATCTATATTTGAAAACTGAAGTTTGTCAGTATTCAAAAATATATACATCCCATTTGATTCATTAACTACTTGAAATCCAAGTTTCTTTAAGTTTTCAGAGGTAGTAGCGTCTGTTGTTTTTAAAAATTTTTCTTTCATATGACCACCTCATTATTTTCTGTCTTTTGTTTTAGCTCCCTCGTCACTTATTTTTGAATCAGAAACCTCTGGTCTGCCACCATCATCACTTGTATTAGACACCGTATTTGCAGAAGTTAATGGTTTGAATCTATCTGCAAGATTTAAAATATCATTTTCTAAGAAATTCATAGCCAATGTATCTAATTCTCCAACACCATTCAAACTATTAATCGCTACAATATTAGGAAATCCATATTGCAAATCTTTCTGCATAGATTCTTTGAATGCATCTCTTGTATGAATAGACACATTAAAGAACTTAACTTTTGCATGATTTTTTACTTGGTAAGAAAGCATCCTATTTACCCACCCTTGTATTTGCCCAAGTAAAGCAGAAATTGCAAAAGCGCTATCAACTTTATTTGCAGAACGAACACCCTCTGAGTTAGTAAGAGTAGCAGAATTTAACGTCTGCGCGCCACCTGATGTGTTGAACAATTCTTTCGTGGCTTTTTGCACTTTTGTTGTGTCTGAAGCTTGGTCATCAGAAAATGATATTGTATTAAGTGGAAGTGGGGTTATAATAGAGCCGATATAAGGTGGAAGACTATCTACCAGTTTGTTATAATAATCTACAGCAAAATCTATATTTACAGCCCATTGGTCAGGTTCATCTGCACTAGAAATTGTTGGAATGGTAGCAGTAATCAACTTATAGATTTGCTGATCATCTGCAACAGCTTGTACATCACCAAGATTTAAAAGACCAATTAAATCAATAAACAAACCGCTAAATATAGGAACGATTGTTTCCCAAGTTTCAACCCTTGACTTTGTGCATATAGCATACTCATCTGGCATTGGTTGCCATTTTTTCTGACTGTTACCACCATATTCTTTATACATAGAAAGCAGCGGATCACCAAGATATTCTAAAACGTCTTCGAATTTCTTATATTTACTCATATCTACAGAAAACGAATAATCTCCTGTGAAATATTTTCCAGAAATTCTACAATATTCTGGTGGGATTTTTAAAATAAACATTCCAGTTTCGTCCAACCAACAACATCCATAAAACACATCTTCTATAAAATTGTTGATTAGAACCTGTAAAAAGTTACCTTGTAAAGACATTCTATCTAGCCATACCAAAGTGTCATAATAATCTTTTAATATACTTTCCTTGTCGTTGTCACCGGTTGGATCATATGACGGAACTACATATCTTGCATTTAGATCAAACATAGTTGCGTTATACATAATCAATCTAAAATATGGTTGGCAACGATAAAATAAATAACGTGATAATCCACGTAATTCGTTTTCATAACTATCTATATTTTGAAGATATTTAATTACATTTTCTTTATTATATGAACTGATGGAAATTTGTCGTGTCGTTTTCGTTACATCACGAACTTGTTTAAATGCATTTTGTGTTTCTGCAAATCTCTTTTGTTGGCGTTCAAGACTTTGCATATATAATTTTCGTTCTGCAGCCGTTGGCTGTTTTTTATGTATTGGAGATGTTTCTGTCATCTCTTTCTTTGATTGTGTCATCTTTGATGCAAACACCTCCTTTGCTATTTAGTTGTGTTTTGGATTTTTATTTAGATTGTTTTGGAAAACGAAGATATGCGTTTTGGTTGATTGATTGAAAGTTTAGAGAGAAGAGATTGAGTTGACTCTTGTGGGCGTTTTTGCCTTACCTTGTCTTTACTTCTTAACTCGAAGAGACTATGAGCCATAAGAGCGAGACAGTAACTTCTATCATCATGCAAAATACTTTCAAATCCAGGAGCTAAGTCATATCTTACATTACCATTCGAAGCTTTGTATTTATACATATGGGTAACTTCTTCTTTCATTGCATCCAATTGTTTTAATCCGACTTCCTCTTCCAATGTAAGGTTATAAACTTGCTCTTTGACTTCGCCATTTTCTTCTGATAGTATTGTAAGATTACCATGATAATCATATTCTGCGGTAAAACTTATTAAATCTTGATCAATCATCTCACATAATTGTGAATACATAATTGTTTTATATTTTGACGGTTCTCTCATTCGAATAATATCTATAGCATCAGGATATCTTTTCACATATGGAGTTGCATAATCATAATTTGCATCTATTAAACCATGATGTTCATAATCTTTTTCTCCTTTATGCCCTGATTCATAAAAATTATCAAAAAGAAGATCGCACATTTGGGTAGCTCCCCCACCAGAACCAGCATCTATATATATACCGTGTATATTTCTATAATCGGGAACGCCATATCCGTTGTATCGAACAATAATATCTTGTAACATTTTTATCTGTTCTGGAGTTGTCAATGGTTTTTTCGTTTCTTTATCAATGAGGTTTATTCCGTTTACAACATCCAATAACCATCCGCGCCGATCATCCCTATGTAATTTACCAATTAATACAAAACTATTATCGCGTTTTTTTGCTGGATCGAAGCAAATTACCATATATGAATTATCTTCATTAACCAACATAGGTGGTCTTACTACACTGTTCCTTAATACCTGTGATTTCTTGACTGCAATATCATCGCCAAGATCGGAATCGAACTTATTCATATATTCTCTTGTTGCTTTTGTTGGATTCATTTTCATCTCAGAATCAATTTTTGCTTGTGTAAGAAGTGGTACAGGGTAAATTTTTCCATTATATGTAGCATGAAGAATGACTTCGCAATCAATATCTGCACAAAAATAATTTTTGTCTCCCGCCATGGAATGCATAGCTGCTTCTTTATATCTTTTATAAAAAACGTCATCCATCGAACCTGCTGAACTAGCACAAATAACTTGATTCGGGAAATTTGGAGGAAGTAAAGTTACGTCAACATCTCCTCCAAGGGCAAAATCACTATTTTGTGTGACAAATGGAAGAGTAGCAGCAAACATATCTTCTGACACATAGGATGCTTCATCATAAAAATTTAGTCTACTTCGACGTCCACGAGATCCATCAAAATTTGAATTTACTGTAGCCAAACTTGATCCTGAATAAAGCTTGAACGAATAAGATGCTGGATCATGCCGAAACCCTTCAGAATTTGCACTTTTAACAAGTTCATTGAGAAAAACATCTGTTAAACCCGTAAATGAAGCAATTTCTTTTTTGGCAATTGATTCAATCTTTTTCATCATACCAATACTTTGTGAACCAGTTGAACTTAAAATATATGCTTCAAATTTAGGCAATAACATTGTCTTCGCCATAAGAAATGGACTACCTAATGTTGTTTTTCCAGCATTACGACTCATACACCATACAACGTTTGGGGTTATCCATGACATCATAAATACGTATTTTTGATAATCAAGAAATTCTATCCCAAAGAATCTTTCGCAGAATTTGACGGGATTGCGCCTCCCCCATTGAATTATTTCAGCAAATTTCTTTAATCCTTCCAATTTTAGTTCAGACATATCATAATACGTAGGTTTTGTAAAAAAAGTAAAATTCTTTGGGGTAAATTCGTTAATTTTATCCCCCATTAGGACAATATTTTTATTTTCATTCATTTTCGACTACTTGTCCCTTTTCATCAATTAATCCTTTTTCTAAAAGAAAATCTTTTAAATCTTTATTTTCTTTTTTTAATAACCTACTAAATTCAACAGCGTTATCCCGTTCTTTTTGCAAATTAAAAAGTAGTTCTTTTTGATGAACTACTTCTTTTTCCCAATCATTCTCGTCTGGATTCAATTGTCTTAATTGGTTCTGATGATTTCTAGTCATGATATCTTCGATTGCCAAATTTGTTTCATAATCAAAAGTATTAACTTCTGAACCATTTAGATTCATTTCCTGAAGTTCCTTTATAATACCTGTCAACGTTCCAGCACCTTTGCTTTTTCTGTTATTATTATTCTCTGAGATCCCATTATCTTTTGCTAGAGCAAGTGCAGAATTAATCATTTTTTGTTTTGTGTCAGCAAGAGATTTAATTGTGGAAATAACGCCTGGATTGCTACCTAGCTGCTTTTTATATTGCGAAATTGCATCGTTAATTGTTTTAACATCTTTAAAACTTTGCACTATCTCTATAACTGCTTCAAGTTTTAACCCATCATCTTTTACTGATTCATCAAAATATCCTACAAGTTTGGAATATAAAAGAGGTTTTTCTTCCTCTGGTTCGTTTTCAAATGGATCATAACCTAAAAAACGAAGAACTGTACGTTTGTTTATTTTGTACATTTCAACAACATCTTCAGCCAATTCCTCTTTTGTATTTTGCTTTTTCTCTTCATCAGCATAAACAATTTTTTCTTTAAACATATCAGAATCCATATACCCTTGCCCGTTATAGTTAACCATACTTATATTTTTAATATAAGCATTCCAAGCGTTGCTTTTCCCTTTTCCTGTTACTAAATTTTCAGACTCTTGTATACTTGAATTCCACAATGACTCAATAAAAGGTTTATTTAAATAATATAGTGCTTTTTGTGCAGATTCTTTAGTTGGATCATGCTCAATTCCATTTTTATCCACACGTAATGCAATTTTCCTTGCACAGTCACGGCATATTCTACTAAAACTATCCCCGCCAAGAATTGGGTCTGTGTCCATATAAAATCCGATTTTTACATCCTTATGTTTCCTACACATCGGACATTGTGCTGTTTTGTTGTAGTTATCTAATTTATTTTGCAATTCAACAACTTTTTCTCTTGCTTGAGCAGCCGTTAATTTCGGTGCAGTTGCTTTTGTAGCCAATTAACAGCCACCTCCTTTTGTTTCATTAAATTAAGCACTTTCCGCAAGAACTGACAAAGTACTTTCTAAATATTCTACATATTCATAATTTATATTTATTTTCAAATTATTTTCCTTAAACCAAGCATCAAATTCTCCAACATCGATTCTGTATAAAAAATCCAAAAAGTCAAATGGAGAGAATTTTGTATATCCATAATTGTCATGGAATAATTTATGTACCTCTTTGTTTATACATGCTCCATACCCATATAACATATGCAAATCTTTTAATGTTAATCTTAATTCATCGAAATCTTCTTTATTATAATCACATACTTGCTGTTTTACTTCTATTCCTGTTATTTTAAAAACTTCATCAACAATATCTCTAAATGCTGTTGTATGATGTACATTATCAAATTCACCACCAGTTATAACGCATTTATAATTACAAAATTCCATTGAATCATTGAACCAACCTTTTGTATCAGATCTTAACTCGACATAAGTAGAATTAATTCCACCTTTCCAACGACCATTTTCTTCGCCAACTAATGGATTTAAATGTCTTGGATTTTTATCTCCAGCCCATTTTCCCTTTTGTCTGTCACTTATCATTTTGCATTGTTCTGGGCTACGTCTTTTACCTTTCCACCATCCATTATGAGTCTTAAAATATTCTCTTTTTGTTTCAGAAATTTTCTTTCTGGATTCTTCAGATAATGCTCGTCCTTTCAACTTTTCACTATTTTTTATACTTCTAGACAAATTAGCTCTAACTTGTGCATCGTAATTCTTGCCTTGCAGACCAAGAAGCGCTGCATGACATTCTATAGATCTAACGGTTCTATTTGGCAAAAATAAATTATGCAATTCTTCGCCAGTAAAATCTTTATATTTTTCTAACAATACATTATTTTCTTCACCCGTCCATTTTTCGGAAACTGTATAATTGGGATCAAGAAAACCAGATTCCTTTTTGCTGCATTCTCTACATACATTTCTTAAACCATCAATACAAGATAGATCGATAGGAAAATATAATTTATTATTTGGTAAATCTCTATTGCATTTTTTACAATGTCGTGTCCCTGAATAAAATAAATCTTTATTTTTGTTTTTCTCAATAATCTTCAGACGCTTTTCTTTGTTGAGTATCTTTTGACATTCCTTACAAACTGCATTTAATCGTCCAGTCTTTTTATTTGCGTAAGAAAAGAATTCATTCGTATTTGGAAATTCTTTTCCACATTTTGTACAAGTTCTTGTTTTTGATTCAATACTTGTTCCATGAGTATATCCCATATTTTTTCTCGCTTTCCACTCGCAATCACATTAGTAAAAGAGTAGGAGAGTAGTGCGAGTATCTACTATGCCAAAGCTCATGACTTCTTTGGTTTCCTACTCTCAAAAAATTAACCACGTCCCACTGACAGGACATTAAGCACCAAACTGCTTATGATTATTTATTCTCCAACAAATCAAAGAGAATAAAGAGATAAAACATTGAAATACATTTTGTATGTGATAAAATTAAATACAGATAAAACAGAACAAAAAAATAGAAAGGAATATTTTGAAAATGAGTAAAATTATAACCACACCAGATGGAAGAGTATTAGAACCAGTAACTCCGTCTAATGATCTACAAAAACTACAAGAAATTTCTGAAAAACTAATATCAGATACAACTTATCAGCAAATCCTAAACAATAATACCAGTATGAATATGTTTGATTACATGCAAAAATTCCCATCTCCAGAAGAACGATTGAAATTTCTTACTGATAAAATGGATTCCATGCAGTCAGAGCTTGAAAATCAAACAGAATCCATGCGTAAAATTCAGTATGAAAATATGAAGTTAAATGCACAAATTGAAATACAGAACAAAACGTTAGATTCTAATTTGGAAGAATTGAATAGGCTAAGAACTGTAAATACAGAATTAAAAGCGGTAAATAAGAACCTTGAGAATAGTAATAGACACTATTGGCGAAATACAACAATTATTTCATTTGTAGTTGCTTTGATATTTTATTTATTAGGTTTTATAACACCTTAAAACAATAGAATCCGAAGTAGAATACCAGTACATCCACCAAGAATTCCACCAAATAAAGCAGGATTAATTCTATAAATTCCATGCATACCTTTCATACATATGTCTCCTTTTAAATAAAATAATGCCGGTAGCGAGAGTCGAACTCGCACGATCTTACGATCAAATGATTTTAAGTCATTTCTGTCTCCCTATTCCACCATACCGACATGCGAAGGCGCTGCCTTCATTCGCTAATTGTTATATTAATTCTATATACGGAGCCTGTAGGATTCGAACCCACGCGCCGCTATTAACGGCCTATCAGTTTTCAGGACTGACCTCTTCAACCAACTTGAGTAAGACTCCAAACAAAAATGGGCAGAGCAGGAGTCGAACCTGCGGTGTTTCTAGTGTAGACGATTTACAGTCGTCCGCCATCGCCTCTAGGCATATCTACCCATAAAAATAGGAGAGTGAACCGAAATATTGGATTCACTCTCCATAACAAAAATCATATTAAATTATTTCACAAAAAATTCAAACTTATAAGTTCTCTACAACATTATTCCAGTACTGCAGACGAGCCTTGACACCAGCAGAAGAAGTGGTTCCAGACTGTACAAGCTGTGTATATTCTTCATTTGTATCATAGGTTTCAACAAATTCATTAACTGCAGCTTCAAATTTCCGGAAGTCTTTACCTTCCTTAATGCATCTGTATCCAGAATAAAGGATCATTGGAATAGAGGTAGATTTGATTTTAAGACCATCCATGCTATCTAGTGATACAAGTACTTCCGTTAAGGCAGAGATATCTTCAGTACTAAGATTTTCGTCATACCAAACGACAAACTTGTCGATGTCTTTTGCTCTGAATGAAGTAAAGTCATTTTCTTCATTTGTATTAATAAGCATTAACGTCTCACGGATCAGGTCACGAGGAAGATCTTTTCTAAGCTGTGCAGGGCTTAATGCCTTATCAAAGAATTCATGCTCTGCAAGATCGAAAACAATCTGACTTACTTTTTCACTTTCGATTGCTGTACGTTTCTGTGTATTATTCAGCGGAACACCATTATTCTGACGGAAATACATTCTTCGAATGTCATCTGGAGTACAATTACTATAAGTGCAAATAGTGATAACACAATTCTTTAATTTCTCCTGGACTTCATCATCAAGGTCATCGAATTTTTTACCAGCAATTTCATATTCTTTTCCGTCGATTTCTACTGGCGGCAAATGCTTCGATAACTTAAATTTATTCGAGAAGAATGCGTTAACTGTTGTTGAACG